TTGCTCCGGCAGCAGGAGATCCTGTAGGTTTTTCCATTGAAAAAATTTAATTACTTACTTTTTCCTGTATCTATTTATGAAATTCTGTATATGGGTGGTATTAGTCATTCTCATAGCATATTTTCTTAAAGAATCTGTTCCAACTTCTCTTTGATCAGCAGGCACTCCAGAAACATTTGTCAACTTTTGTTCCTTTTGTAAAGATCTGAAAATCTTACCCTGATTTTTAGCTGTTGGTATAAAGGCACCATATGGTCCAACCTTTTTATCATCTTTATCTACAAACCCATCAATATTATCATCAGTTCTATTCACTGCTTTATGAACAAGATTTTTTAGATTCTTCATTGGAACTTCTTGATAATTTTTGGTCTCTACAACATCCTTGATCCAAGACTTAAACATAATATTGTCTTCAGTTACACAAATCAAATAGTTAGTTCCTCTACGAATAATTTTACCAACAAGACCCGTATTAAGATTTTCTACCAGTTGACCAATCTTAAAGATTTTTTCTTGTATGTAATTTTCGCGGAGATTCAACCAGTCAAATTTTGGAGCAATCTCCCAAAGGCTCCATCCTTCCTTAATTTGCATGGCAGAACGAAGAGTATTATAAAGTTCTCTTGCCTGCTTATCATTCATTGAAGCAGGAACACCTTTGCGGAAAGATTTAAAATCTCCTTCTGCTGCTGCCTTTCTTTGCTTTGATGCTGACATTCCAGATATGTCATCTTTGGCATCTGGGTCTCTTTCACCAGCAGAACGAACTTCTATATTATCAAAAGCATAGAGTTTTCCGTTATAGTTGCCAGAGAGATTTTCAAATTCTTTAACTCTATCACCACCACCGACGATTCTTACATTCGTGTATCCATCCATGTGTGCCTTCTTAAGTACATCAAAGATAGTACGATTTGCTGGATCATTAACAATCTTTTCACTATGACCGGGGAACATCTGTCTCATAATAGAGACTTTAATATCTGCATCCAGTGGATTCTTTTTCTTATCCTGACTCCTAGATGGGACAATAATATAGTCACCATCATCAGACGATTTAGCAACTGTATCTAAAAGTTTCTCATGCCCAGTGGTTGGAGGATTAAAGCGACCAAAAGCAACAGTCAAAGTTCCCTTTGTTTTTTCAACTTCTGGTGGAACCATATCTGATTTTTCTGATGCTGGTTCCTGTTGTTGAGGTGCTGGTTTTTGTGTTGGTTGTGATAAATTCTTTTCTTTATCAGTTTGTGCTGGATCTTGCTGCCCAACTCTTTGACGCTTATTATAAAACTTTAATTGACCCTTTTCCGTCTTGGCAACAAACTCTTTGGTCTTTGGATCATACCATCCACCATGACCATCACCAACTAGACCCATGCGTTCTGCCTGCTGAACCGCAGTTGATCCAGATGCTTCAGACAAAAATTGGAAAAAACTTTTCATTACTTACAGATTTCAGTAGTTATTGCCCGTTCATTTGCAACAATGTATCGGAGAACACTAGTCCTCATTTTCTTATATTTATTCATTTCCCTATCCGTCTTACATAATGAGATCTTTTTATCAAAGGTCATGTAGACATGTGCTAGAAGATCATTATACCTAGAAGATCTAGATTTTGAAATAGACTCAAAAGAATTAATAATATCTTGTATTTGTTGATTCACTTTTTGCTCACTTTGTTAAATTTAACGGCAAGATTTTCAAATTGACCTAGTTTATGTCCCGCACCAACTTTATTTGTTCTAGTAGTAAAATCCATTTCTAAAGTAGATCCATCCTTTAACACAATATTCCACGACTGTTTTGATGTTCCTGTTGCTGGTTTTGCCACTATACTAGTTACAGATGCCAATGCCTCCACTAAAACATCACTAGATTTATCGCGTCTTGCAGTTGCTTGCGTTGCTTTAACAACCACAAGAGGAACATCCTGCTGCTGTTGTGCTACTTTTTCCAATATCCATGATTTAGTTTTATTCATATCACTGTTTAATAAATTAATCAATTCTTGTTTTATTATTGCCAAATTAGTGTCATATAACTCATCATATTTACTTTTATTTTGAGTTTCAAAAGCATAAGTTTTCTTCGCCAAAACTGTTTTACCCCAAAATTTTTTATCATCCTCTGTTATTCCTGGTATCTGTAAATATTGAGGCCAAAGTTTATCTTTGAGTTGAGCATATTCACTTAGTCTACCATAGTATTCATATATTGGTCTAACATAAGTATTTAATTTTGGTTCAGCAGTATTTTCTCCACCAGCTTTTAAACTTACACCCAATAACTTTCCATTTTTAAATTGTAAAAATATATCACCTGGATGATTTGACATTACTCCTGGTGGTTTAGCACGATATCCCCAAATAACATTTGCTATTGGATGCTTCTTATTTACTGTTTCAATCCACCTAAGAACATTAATCGCATTTCTAACTTTTTCATCAAACTTTCCAGTTTCCGCTTTTTCAATAAATTCCTTTCCAGCTTTCGCATCTCTAGGATTTACATAGCATCTCAAATTTGGTTTATTATTTGCTATTATTTTTTCATAAAAATCTTTAGTACTTGTAATTGATCTAGATTTTATTCCAGTGATGAAAGCAATACATGGAAATAATTCTGTAATAGAAGCATTCAATGTGGTTTGAGACATTCCACCACGAATTGGTTTATAAACAAAAGTATGAGTTTCTGTCTTCCCACCAACTCTTATAACACATGTAGTAACCTCCATTGAGGATTCACTTTTTAATTCTCTACTTACAGTTCCAACTTTTCTTATCTTAAGTTGTTGCTCTATTATATCCCTAGTAGATACTCTATCTTGAGATTTAACAATATACTTTACAGAATTTGCCGTTGCTGTTTTGACTTTTATATCAATACCTTTAACACTCCCAAGAACATCCTGAAGTGCCATATTTAAATCTAATAACTTATTTGTATTAGCAGGCATTTTTATTTTTATTTAGTGCTCATGAGAGGACTTGAACCTCCACAGATAAATCTACTGGAACCTAAACCCAGCGCGTCTACCAATTCCGCCACATGAGCATATGGAGAATAGCGGACTCGAACCGCTGACATCCTGCTTGCAAAGCAGGCGCTCTACCAACTGAGCTAATTCCCCAAAAAACCCGAAAGGGTTAAGCACCAAGAACGGCACCAATATTATCATCAAGATCTTGAATGACTGAACGAATATCAATGATTCGTTCAGGAGTATATTCAAGACCATATCCCTTTTGTGCCTCAAACAGAACTTGACGAACTGCTGCTGCGGCACGAACATCCATTTTAACTGTTACTTTTTTATCTTTGGTCATCGGTCATCAGCAGCACGGTTTTCGGAGAAGTAAACATCAAAAGCACCTTCAGGATAACGCTTTAGAAGTTTTTGTACATTTTTAGCAACCACATCATCAAGAGTGACATCAAGTGCCATACATGCCTGGGCAACATACCACATAATATCACCCAGTTCAATAATCATGTGTTCACGATTATCTTCATTGAATGGTTTACCTTGAAAGATCATCTTCTTAACAATCTCCATAAATTCACCACCTTCGGCATTGATACCAACGGCAGCAGTCAGAAGACGCTCAATATTAGCACCCTTCTCATCAAGTGCGACAAGACGATCAGAAAGAGAAAGAAAGTCTTTGGACGCATCAGAAGTCACAGCGTCCACAAACTCTGCGTACTTATCAAAATCAACATGCTTTGCGGTTTCCATTAAAATTTAAATCCTTCAAACGACTTTTTAGGTTTCTTGTCTTCGTAATCATTATACTCGTCTTCTTGTCCAGAGTCAAGTATGTCCTTTTGAGCGGACTGTTCACAATCATACAGTCTCATCTTTGCTCTGTCAATACCCACAATAAAACGCTTGTAGATAGTTGGATCATTGTAGCGATTCTTCAATTGCTTCACCATGAGTTGTCCAAGACCTTCCAACTCTTCGGTGGAAATAAGGGCAAACATAAGATCAGCAGTAGCAGGAAGACCAAATGATTCACTCGTATCAGTCAGTTCAACATCGCTATTACCATAACCAGAGCGAGTGGTCTGGGTGGCAGAAACGATAGGAACATTTGCTTCCACTGCCAATCCACGAAGTTCTTCGGCAATTGCCTTAATATAAGAATATGAGTTGACAGAAAGGTTTGTCTTATAACGGGAAGAAGCACAGATATTCAAATAATCAATAAAGATAATATCTGGGCGGAAGGACTTCTTAAGTGACAACTCATTGAGAAGTGCCTTGAAGTGTCCACTGTGTGCCGAAGCAGTAGGATATTCTTTAATAATTAGAGTTCCTTGTGTCTTTTTGGAGAGTTTTGTAACCTTGTTTTCAAAGGTTGTCTTTGGCAGATCTGTCAAATCTTGGATGTTGACATTGAGAAGGTTTGCATCAATACGTTCAGCAATTTTCTCCTCTGCCATCTCCATTGTAACATAAAGCACATTGTGTCCGTTAAGGAGACAGGCGCTAGCCATATGACACATGAAAAGAGACTTACCGACACCTGTCCCAGCAAGAGCGATGTTAAGAGTCTTATTAGGAAGACCACCTTTCGTAATCTTGTTGAAATACTCAAGGTCAAACGGGATACGATCCTCTTTTCTGTGATAGGACTCATAGCGTGCCTCATAATCATTCAGGTAATCGTGTCCAATATGATTATCAAAGGACACTGCCAGTGCGTCAGAAAGAATAGAAGGAATGGCATCCCTATTCTTTTTTTCATTATTGCCGTCAGCAATATTGATAGACTCCATAAGTGCCAAATAAATGGCACGGTCACGACACCACTTTTCTGTAGTGTCAAGTAACCACTGCTTCTCAACTGGAAAATCAGTGAGAGAAGAACTAATCTCTCTCACTTCCTTGACTTCACTTTCAGTTAGATCGGTCCTATTCTCTAGTTCAATCTGAAGTGCTTCGGTTGTAATTGCCGAACCATACTTTACAATAAAGTGAACGATCTCCTGGAAAACAACTTTTTCCGACCTTTGATCAAAATAATCTGGTTGAATGAAAGGAATTACCTTTCTAGAATATTCTTCATTAAATACAAGGTTTCTTAAAATAGTTGTCTCAATTCGTTCCATAAGAGAATTCTTGTTTCGCGGCAGCATCAAGTTGCTGCATTACTTCTTCGGTAAAATACTGATCAGGATTTTTTAAGATTTCCTTCCCGTAAATTTTCTTACCATTGATCTCATAACGCCCCGCAGTATTCTTCCAGAGTCCAGCGAGTTCCCCGAGTTCCAGAAGACCATAATAGCGATCAAGACCACGCTCATCATAAAATAGACGGACATTGACTTCTTGGTTCTCCTTACTTAAACGCGATTTAGCAGTCTTAGCCTTGATAATGTTTCCGATGACTTCAGTTCCATCTTTCTCTTTTTTCTTTGAGAGATAGATGATAGTAGAAGCGGCATACTTAAGACCAGAACCACC